CCCTTAAAATTCGAAAGTTCAATTTCGATTTCGGTGCTTGTCACATCGCCGGCCGTATAGCCATTGGACAAATCAAGCACTGAAACACTGGCAGGAACGCGGGTGATTGTGCGGTCCCCACGCTCTCGGATGCTGTCGCTAAAATTGCGTGCAAACAGCGAGAACATCCAAAAATTATCACCTAACAAATCAAGCGTTTGCTCGCTGACCTGTTCGAGTGTAACTCCTGCCAGTGTGTTGCTCATATTAATTAAGCGGATTTGATGCGCTTGAGTGCGGCCCCATTGCCAACGGCTACACCATAGAGAACGCCCATTGTCAGGTAGTGCTTGCCGGCCACGTTGTCGTAGAATGTGCGCAACTGAATAGGCAACCCGGTTGATGGGTCAACAATGTCTTGAACGTTTACGCTACCGTCCGCAGGCGCGGCAGGTGTGCGGGCAGCCAGCAACAAAGCGGACGGATGCAGCGCAATGGCTGCCAAGTTCTCGCTATTTGTTGGAATGCCGGTGTATTCGTAGAGGCTGAAACCGTGAACACGTTGAGCAGCGTTTTCCTGAACCGCCGATGCTGCGCCATAGCTGGAAGCGTCCTGAACGATGGCATCCTTCTGCACGCTGGCATAGTAGCTAGGCGGCAGAATAAGGGCGCGCTCGCTTTTTGGCACTTTGGCAGTCGTCAAATCTGCGGCCAAATCGGCTACTTCGTCAGCGTCAAAGTTGGCGGCGGTAATGACTTCGTTGGCGGTGTAGTTTGCGTTTAGAACCAATGCCAGCAAATCGTCCATGACGGCGTCAAGCGTGACTTCCAAAGCGGGTGCCAGGAAGACGGAAGACAGCCAATCAAAATTTCCGCTTTTGGAAACTTCCATGTCGGTGAAGGCCATGCTGTAACCCTTGAATTTGTTCAAGGTGATGGTCTTCGCTGTGCTGGTGACATCGCTGGCAGTGTAGCCACTTGAGAGGTCAGATGCGGTCATGCTGGAAGGAACGCGAGTGGTTACGCTTTCCCCCTGCCCAGAAATTTCATCAGAAAAATCACGAGCAAATGCTCGCAATGGATGAAATTGTGTTGATAAGTAGTCAAGACTTTGCTCGGCTACTGCGGCCAAATTAATGCCGTTGAGTGTGTTAGCCATATATTTCTAGTGTTTGTTTTTGATGTTTTTTAGATAAAAAGCGCGGCGTTCATCTTTGCCTTCTATGGCATTGTATTGCTGCCATAGCGCCTCAAGGCTCAATGCCGGTGCTTCCTCTTCGGTGGCTTCCTCAACTGGAGCGTCTACGCCAACGCTTGCCGCAATTTCAACGGCCTTTTCGTCTGCGCTCTTTTGCTGCTCTTCAAGAAGCAAATTGGTCTCTTCCAAAACCTTGATTTTGCTTTCAAGGCTTTCTATGTCTTGGGCGTGTTGTGCGCCCAGTTTGGCAACTTCCGCAGCATGAGAAGCGCTTGCTTCTTCAAGGCGGGTTTGCAGTGTTTGGTTCGCAGCAGTTGCTTCGTCCAGCTTGCCAGCCAAATTTGACAACTCTACGTTTGCTTTTACTAAATCGAGTATTGTTTTCATGTGTTTATAAATTTGCCATCAACCCAATGACTTCGTTCAAATCGTTCACCACACCGTCAGCAAGCCCAGCTTCAACCGCTTCCATTCCCTCGTAGGTTTGGCCGGTCATACTGGATTGAGGCACTGTGCGTTTATTGTTTATCTCTTCCTTAAAGCGTTCGTGCCACTTGTTGACGTTTGCTTGCAGCCGCTCCCGCGCTTCCTCGCTCAGTGGCTTGAAGTCAGCATAGTCCAGCTTGTTTTCTCCTGCGCTGACTGCGTTGACTTTTAGCCCCATTTGGCGCAGGTATTCGGTTTGGTCTAAAAGCGCCACGTAAACTCCAACGCTCCCCACCTCGGCGCTCTCGCTAAGAAGCACACTGTCCGCTTGGCTCGCTATCCAATATGCGGCGCTGGCGGCTGTGCCTTCGGTGTATGCCACCAATGGTTTGCTGACGTTGCGCAGTTTCGCGGCCAACTCGGGAAGCCCCGTAATGGTTCCGCCTGGGGAATCAATGTGCAGCAAAATAGAGTTGATGTTTGGGTTTGCGTCTGCATCTGCTACCTGTTCGGCTATGTCGTCGTAGTCGGTCATTCCAAACATGCGCTCGTAATCGGTTAGCATTTTGCCAACGGCGCCGTGAATGTGGATAATAGCAACGCCGCTTTCCTCTTCTGGGCGCGGCAAATCGTAACCGTTGCCGCTGTATTCATGCTCATCCAACTGCGTTGCCAGCGCGCGGTGGTAGTCGGGCAGAATGGCCCAAACGTCATTGTTTAGTTTATGCGTCAGTTTCGCTGTCATTATCAAAAACTGGGTTTGGCGTGCGCTGGCTTAACAAATGCAACGCGGTGTCCATTTTAATTTCGTAGGTTTCAGAAAGACGCTTTGCCCGCTCAAGTAAGTCGCTTGCTTCGCGCTCTACTTGGTTGCGGATGTCCTGCCAGTCATGGCCGCGTTCGCCTGTGTCTTCGCGCATGGTGCGCAAGCCCATCTTTATGGCGTCTTGATTGGCCTTAGATTCTCGCCCTAAATCAACGGTGATTTTTTTTGGTGCTTGCCAATTGACGCGCCACCAATCACTGCTTGTTGGCAAGTCGCCACGCTTGATGCCTCGCGCGATAACCCAGCCCCAGACGCGGTTGCACAATCGGCTGGTGATAAGAGCTTGGCGCTCTTCAAATCTTCGTGCGGCTTTTTCGAGGATAAACCTTGAAGCGGTTCCCTGCTTTGATGGTTCCACGATGAATTCGTAAGGAACGCCAAGCCCTAAAGCAACGTCTCTTAAAAGGTATTCCAAAAACCCAGCAAAGGCGGCGCTTGGTTTGTTGCTCGCGAAACTCTCTATTGATTCGCCAATCTTAAGGCGTGGAACCATGCCAGGCTGAAATGTGTCCCATGCCACTGTGCCCGTATCGGCGGCACTATATCCGTCTTCAATGAGGCTGCTGCCATCGTCTGCGATGCCACCTTGCGTGGTAATGGCCATGCCTATGGCGCTGTTCATTTTGACACCAACCTTTTCAAATTCGAGGATGTCGGTCGCATCACGAATGTGGTCGATTGCGTGCGCTAGCGCCGAAACGCCGCGCAATTGGGCAACGCGGTCGGGGTCATAAACTAGGATAAAATTGTTTGCTGAAATGCTGCGAAACTCATCTCCGCTTTTGACGTTGTATGCTGTCGGTTTTCCGCTTGGGCTAACCATTACGCCGTCATGGCCTGCCTCATTATATTTCAATGATTCGCTGGCGATATTGTGAGATTCAATTAATTGCAGTCGAGGAAAAGCGTCCTGCCTGCCAATCATCAAAAAGCCGATGTCACCGTCAACGTCCATTCGGATGGATGCCATCCGCTGCATTTGGGCAAATGTAAATTGGCCCGCAACATCACAAACTTTGCTCCATTCGGCGAAATAGTCTTCGTATGCTTTCGCTTCGGCGCTTTGGCTTTGTGGTGTCAATCCTGTGCCTAGTGCGTATCGCGCAACGTCATTCACCGCGCCCCTGACCATTCCGTGATTTGCATACAGCCACCGCGAAAATGCCATCAACCGGCGGCGCGTGCCTCGATTCAGCGTTTGATTTATGTCGGCGGCAATGTATGGCAGCGAAGTGCGGAATCGGTTTGATTCGGTGCCGCGGTAATGGCCGTTGATGGTTGCGCGTTTTCGCGGTTGGGGCGCCGCAACAATTGGTCTGCCGTTGTGGTCTACAATTTCGCTCATCGCGCAAACCTTGCAAAAGTCATTCGTGTTGGTTTAGTGGCGCCGTTGGCTAGTCCCTTAGCAATCAAAACCGTGGTTAATTGTGCGGCTAGTTCGTCGGTGGGCATAACGAGCTGCATACTGCCGCTTTGTGATGCGTTGCTAAAAGAGACGGTGACACTACCTGCCAAAATAGCGTCAGCTACCCTTTCCTTTAGAGTCAAAAGGTAGCCATCGCTCTGCAAATTGAGAAATGCGGTGATGTCGCTTGCCATCTGTATAGATAGGCAAAATGTGTAAAAGCAACATGCACAAATAAAAAGGCGGCAACGATTAACCGCTGCCGCCCT